TCGTAGAGGTTTTTCCTGAGTTCCTGAAAATCCTGTTCCAGTGGTTTGATTTCATGGTTTACCATTACGATGGTGGTCGTGTAAATTTTGCACCGGGAAAGGAAGATTTAGAAGTTAATCTCGATACCCTGTGGATAAACTACCAAAGACGATACGATCATAATCCGCCACATCAGCATCACGGCATTGTTTCCTTTGTTGTCTATCTGGATGTTCCAAAGAAGATATTTAAGGAACAGGCCAAGTCTAATGTTCAAGATGCTGGTCATATAGTATTTAAGTACGGGGAGTCTATAAGTCCACTCAGTGTAAGTATGTGGAATGTTACCCCGGAGAATAATTTGATACTCATGTTTCCCGCTACTTTGGATCATATGGTTCATCCATTCTGGGTAGACGAGGAACGTATAAGCGTATCTGGAAACTTTACATTAACTGATAGAATTGTATTAAGTCAGAACGGAGCATAGATGAAAAATATCGACAAGGAAATTGAATCCATCGCTAATAAAATGGTGAAGGGTAAGAAATCTGCGAAGAAATCCACCGAGTCTAAAGAGCCTAAAGATGCTATAGGCTGGTTAAAGAAGGCATATATTGATAATGATCCTTCTGATGGCGCACCGAAAGTAGGAAATATAGGGTATGTCTAAAAAATCAGTTGTTGGCTATTCGGAACATAGACGTACCGATCTACACATAGATGAGGCCGGTGATAAGTTTACAATAAATACTGTACAAGATGCAGAGCCTATTGTAGAAGCGAATAAAAGAAGGTACAACGATTATGGTGATAAGCTATCCGTGGGCAAGCGCGGGGAGTGGCATCATGCAGCCTCTGTTCCATTTAATGTATGGGAACAGTGGATGAAAGATACGAATGGGGCTATTGAAAAAGACTCCAAACTGCTTGCACGGTATCTTAACGATCCCGATAATAAATACTTCAAAGTAGCACCCACAAACATTTAAGGTATAAATCATGTATAGACGAAGCGATGACGGTTCTTTCAATCGGTGGGATGTGCAGAGCGTAGTTACAGTAGGTGCTTCTGCCGCAGCCACGAATGTTACATCCGCAAAAATATTAGGTATCCATACAGATGGGGAAATTTATTTTAACTTCTCTTCATCTTCAAGTGCATCTGTCAGTACCGCTAATGATCTGAAATTGGCGTCTGGCCTCACATTCATTAACGTGCCTAAATTCTCCGGCTCAGGTGTATCTCAGTATTTACACCACCAGAGGGTAGGCAGTTCTAATGTAAGCATGAGGCTTGTTCACGTCTAATGGCGATCAGCACGTTTGCAGAATTAAAAACTGCGACAGCTAACTGGTTAGACAGAAGCGACCTGACAGACAGGATACCAGAGTTTATTGCTCTGGCGGAGGCCCGATTCAATCGGATTCTCCGTATAAGGGATATGGAGACTGTATCTACAGCGATCTCTACTGCTGCTGGAACAAGAGAATATTCCTTACCTACTGGATTTGTGCAGATGAAGGAGTTTCATCTCACGACTGACCCATTAACGCCACTGGCTTATATTACGCCAGAAATGATGACGAGGATATGGGCAGGAAGCGGACAGGGTAAGCCGGAAGTATTTACTATCATAGCAGATAACGTAAGATTGGGGCCAAACCCAGACGCTGTTTACACTACGTCAATGCTTTATTATAAGACCTTTACCGCTCTATCCGATTCAGCAACTACAAACGATATGCTGACTAATAATCCAGATGTGTACTTATACGGTACATTATTGGAGGCGGAACCCTTTATTATGAATGATCAGAGGGTTCAACTATGGGCGACAGCTTTTAAACAAGCGATAGACGATATACAATTTCAAGATAATAAAGATCGTCATTCAGGTTCAGAACTGCGAGTGATGAATACTGGTGGGTATTACTAGAGGGAAATAAAAATGTTAAATAATTTTGCATCAACACAACAGGGTGGAACAGGCACAGTAACCACCACCACAATTCTTGACGGTACGATTGCTAATGCAGATGTAGCATCTGATGCAGCCATTGATGTCAGTAAAATTAATTTTGGCAACACTTTGGAGATTGAAACTTCTTCTGGCGACCAGATATTTGAAATGGATAATAATGCTTCCAATTCTTCAAATTTCCAGATACAGAATGGCGCAGGTAATGCTAGGACTGACCTTTATTTAGATGGCAGTGCTGTTATTACACTAAAAAATCAAATGGTAGGGATTGGTGATACCAGCCCTTCATACGCTCTTGATGTTAATACTACTGGCAGATTTACTACCGATCTTATAGTTGGCGGGAACCTAACAGTAGGTGACGGTGGCGCAGAGGACCAGAAGGTTGTTTTTGACGGCAACGCTCAAGACTATTATGTTGGTCTTGATGACACGAATGATAATCTGGTTATAGGACTAGGTTCTGCTGTCGGTACAACGCCTGCAATATCCATCAACTCAGATAGGGACGTAACCATATCAGATGGGGCGATTGACTTTGATGTTGCTTCCCATGATACATCTAACGGGTTAAAACTTGGCGGAACGCTGGTTACAGCGACTGCTGCCGAACTGAATATAATGGATGGCGTTACAAGCACTGCTGCTGAGTTAAACATCATGGATGGTGTAACTTCTACAGCCACAGAAATTAATCTAATAGACGGTGGCACCTCAAGAGGCACTACCGCAGTGGCTTCCGGTGACGGTCTATTAGTTAATGATGCTGGCACGATGAGAATGACTAATGTCGATACCGTTTCTACTTATTTCTCAAGTCATAATGTTGGTGGTGGAAATATCGTTACAACTGGTGCATTGAACTCCGGTTCGATTACGTCAGGATTCGGCACGATTGATACAGGCTCATCTGCTATTACCACGACAGGGCTAATTAGTGGTGGTTCTTTAGATATTGATAACGTCCTAATCAACGGAACAACCATAGGCCATACAGACGATACTGATCTGATAACTCTGGCAAATGGCGTAGCAACTGTAGCTGGTGAGATTTCAGTAACTACGCTAGACATTGGCGGAACAAATGTTTCGTCAACTGCTGCGGAATTAAATATTCTCGATGGTGTAACTTCTACCGCAACAGAATTAAATTACAATGACGTTACCACTCTAGGTACTGTTCAAACATCAAAGACGGTTACGGCAGACAGTAATGGCACGGTAAATCATGCTGATCTAATTGTTCAGCGTCCAAGATTTACAGACTATGCTGAAACTATCAATGCTATAGGTGCAACTGGCGGTGGTACTCAAGACATTGATATTACTGCTGGCAATGTGGTATCTGCCACGGTAGATACAAGCACCAACACCTTCACGTTCAGCAATCCATCTGCTACTGGTAAGTCTTGTTCCTTTACTTTGTTCCTTACCAACGGTGGTTCACAAACTGTGAACTGGCCGGGTTCTGTTGACTGGGCCGGTGGAAGTGCGCCATCTCTGACATCTTCCGGTGTAGACGTTCTTACCTTTACAACTCTGGATGCAGGAACTATATGGTACGGATTCGCAGCAGGGTTAGATATGGGTTAATGGGAGATACTAAATGGCATTAGAAACTGCATCATACATTAGCCAATTAACGGCTACAAATCCTACTACCAGCGACTCTGTAGCGCAGGGGGATGACCATCTAAGGATGTTGAAAACTGTCCTGAAGACCCAATTCAGCGGTCTTACAGGAACAACTGCTATCAGTTCTTCTGAAGCAGAGTTAAACATTCTGGATGGTGTAACCTCTACGGCTGCTGAACTAAACATCTTAGACGGTGTAACGAGTACCGCTGCTGAACTCAATATTTTAGACGGTGTTACATCTACAGCAGCAGAATTAAATATATTGGACGGGGTTACGTCAACCGCTGCTGAACTGAACATTCTCGACGGGGTAACTTCCACAGCGACTGAGTTGAACTACAACGATATTACAACTCTGGGTACGGTACAAACGTCAAAGTCTGTAACCGCAGATGGTTCAGGAGTAGTTAATCATGCAGATTACCAAGTTGTCAGGCCATACTTTAAGGACTATGCGGAAGTTGTAAACGCTATTGGTGGAACAGGGGGTGGTACACAAGATATTGATGTAACGGCTGGTAATGTGGTAACAGCAACGGTGGACACAAGTACAAACACGTTCACCTTTTCAAACCCGTCTGCATCTGGACGCGCCTGTTCATTCACGTTGATCTTGACTAACGGGGGTTCACAGACTGTCAACTGGCCCAGTTCAGTAGATTGGGATGGGGGTACTGCACCAACATTAACATCAAGCGGGGTGGATGTATTAACTTTTACAACGGTAGACGCTGGAACAATTTGGTATGGCTTTGCTGCTGGTCTGGCAATGGCTTGAGGAGATAGATTATGCCTTTAGGAGCAAATAAAGCAGGATTATTGGGAGCAGCCGGTGTAAGTGGTGCTTTGGAATGTGAGATATTAGTAGTTGCTGGCGGAGGCGGCGGGGGCACTCAAGATAGAGCACCTCTAGGCGGAGGCGGTGCTGGCGGTGTTGTTCATGCCACAGTATATGAAGCATCGAGTGGTATAGAATATGATTTGACTGTAGGTGCTGGCGGTGGAGGCATGGCTAATGGTTCAAATTCGGTGTTTAATGTTAATGGAGAGGGTTCTATTACTACAGTATTAACTGCTACTGGTGGCGGTAAGGGTGGTAAACGGAATACCGCGCCGGGTGCCGGTGGGTCTGGAGGCGGTGGTGGTGGTGGTGACCATAGCCGCACCGGTGGTGCAACAAATCAAGATACATATTCTGGAACAGGTAATGTAACTGGTTATGGTAATGCCGGTGCTGATGGTTCTGCCGGTGGCGTAGGAAGTGGCGCCGGTGGTGGTGGCGCTGGTGCTGCTGCCAGCGGACTTGACGGCGGGGCTGGAAGATTGTTTTCAAATTTTACTTCCTTTGGCGCAGACAGTGGTTATTTTGGCGGTGGTGGTGGTGGGTCTGCATATGGCGCAAGCACACCATCTGGAGGCATTGGCGGTGGAGCAGATGGTACTGGGGGAACATCAAATGCGAATGGTCTCCCCGGAACAGCCAATACTGGCGGTGGCGGAGGCGGTGCAATAGGAAGCGATGGTGGAGGTACCTACACAGGTGGTGCTGGCGGTTCCGGAGTAATTCTCATACGGTATGCTGGTGGCACTCAAGCAGCGGGTGGAACAATTACCGCTGCGGGTGGTTACACATATCACGCTTTTACATCAACTGGAAGCGCAACATTTACAACAGACTAGGAGTAACAAATGTATCAAAAAAACGGCGTTCCTTATACGCGCACTAACTTAAAGCACGATAATCCCAACGTAAGTTTTCCCAGAAACTCTTTGGAGAATCCAGATTTTCGTGCCAAATATGGGATTGTTGAAATCCCTAAATCAGAATTACCGCCAACTAATATTCAACCCGTTGAGCCAACTACGCCTGATGGATTTAGAGCGGTGCGAGGTGATCCTGAACTTGTTGGTGATGAATGGAGGCAGACTTGGGATTATGTGGAGAAGAGTTGGCTTGAGAATAGGATGGAAGCATACGGCAGATCCGAACATCAGCTTGAATTTATTACAGAAAATGGTCTTGAAGCGTGGCAATCTAAGGTTGCTGAAATCAAGGCTAAATACCCGAAAGTCTGATGGCTTTAATCCCGATTGATAATGTCGGGCAGATGGGGATTGTCAAAGATATAAACTCTTGGCAACTGCCTCCTAATGTCTGGACGGATGGCAATAACATAAGGGCGGAGCATGGAGCTATACAGAAAACCCCCGGCTATAAGGAAGTTATGGCTTCCTGTCCTGTTGCACCGTACCATATTATTAATCTGGAAGTTGGCGCATCAAACTACTGGATCATAGGTGGTCTGGCTAAGATATACGTTCATAACGGATCGTCATGGACTGACATAACCAGAACATCTGGTGGTGATTACAGTGCCACCGCTAAAGAAGGCTGGACATCCACCGTATTAGGTGGTGTTCTTATCATGGCTAATGGTTATGATGACCCACAGTTCTGGGCGTTGAGTTCGGGCATACCTTCTACATCGACCAAGATGGCAGACTTGAGTAACTGGCCTGCCTCTACAGAAGCCTATTCTGTAAGAGCATTCCGCTCCTTCCTGATTGCCCTGAATATAAAGAAGTCTTCTGTTCCATATACAAGGTTAGTTAAGTGGTCAACAGAGGCAGCTACACAGGCTGTTCCTACGTCTTGGGATGAAACCAGCGCAACAGTTGACGCCGGTGAGTATGAATTAGCTGACACCAGAGGAAAGATCGTAGATGGTGTACCCCTTGGTGATGCCTTTATGATTTATAAAGAAGATTCCACTTACTCCATGACGTATGTCGGAACTCCCTTTATATTCTCGTTTCGTCAACTATCTCCAACTGTCGGCGCATTGTCCAAGAACTGCGTAGTTGAATTTGATGGTGGGCATTTCATCTTTGGTAATGGTGATATGTATGTCAATGATGGTAGACAGATCAAATCCATACTTCCACATAAAATGAGGGATTATGTATTTGGTAACATCAACGGTGATGAATACGAGAAATCATTTGTCGTAGCAGATTACGCTAATACAGAGATGTGGGCCTGTTATGTAACTTCCGGCAATTCTGATGCCCAATGCGATAAGGCATTAGTTTATAACTGGATAAACCAGACATTCACAGAGCGTGATATTCCAAACTTAGGGTTTATCGGGTATGGTACTCAAGCTGATCCACTAACTACTGCCTCATGGAATGCTGCTACTACAACTTGGACAACAGAAACCCAGAAATGGAGTGAGATTACCTCATCATCCTTTATAAGTAAGGAAGGTAAAACTCTGATTATGGTATCCCCTACTGATACAAAATTGTACAGGAACAATACTGGGAATACGTCAGATGGTACTAACATGACATCCTATATTGAAAGAACTGGGCTGTCTATGGACGAACAGGGTCAGCCTAATCAGGCAATGGTCAAGCACGTTACTTCAGTCTGGCCCAAGATGTCGGTATCTGGCACAACGAATGTAAATGTTTATGTGGGTAGTCAGATGTCTACAGAAGAGGACATCGCATGGGAAGGCCCGTATACCTTTGATCCTGATACTCAATCAAAAGTTCCCGTTAGAGTTACAGGAAAATATATCGGTGTGAAGTTTGAATCCACCGGAGATCAAACATGGAGGCTGGACGGTTATTCTCTGGATGTTAGCAATGCAGGGGTTCGTGGTTCCAAGA